CCGCCCATCTCACGAACAGGTCTTAAACCAAATGCGGCATCTTTATTTGCCATAAGATTTTCTCCTAATCGTTAATTACTTTTTTCCAAAAGTAACATTTGACTTTCTATCGGAATCATACTTTACATATCTGCCATCTTTTTTAGATTCATTAAACATATTGTTATCTAAAGCATCTTTTTTCATAGCAGTTTGATCCTCGTAATAAGCGTTACGCTCTTCACGAGTTTCAATAGGTATTTTTGCCAATAGTAAGCCTTCACTATAAACTAAACCAGCATGTCTACCTGTATCAGCTGTAGGATAAGAAAATTCAGCAGGTAGATCAGTCCCTCTTACGAGTTCCCAACCCTCTCTGATTCTTCTTGCTACATTTGCTTTATCCTCTTGGCCCAACATGGATTCTCTTATCCAACGATATTCATATCCTTCTGGTGCCGGAGGAGTTTCAAGTTTTCTTACTGGCCTCCAAGGTTGTCTACGAGTTTGTTTAGCGTGGTTCTCGGATTCACGAGATTTTCTGGATTGTACTTCATTATTAGCTTCTGTCATTTTGCCTCCCTGTTAGCTATTTTTTGTTTTTCTTTAGCAACGGATTTCAACCAGGCGTCTTCCGACATGCCATGTGGTTTAATCCCACGGAGTGTTTCGACTTCACTTTTTGTGAAAGATACGCCGTTCTTTTTGCCTTGTGTTTTTTGCCGACTTCCTACGGAAGCTGAGGCGACTCTTTGCACAGCGGGTCTGCCCTCACTTTGTCCAGCATTATCGGATTTTAAATCCGGATAAACTTTATAAACTCTTGAATTTAACTCATCGTAATACTCATCAGAGTCTGGTTCAAAACCTTCTTGAACCAAGTTTACATGAGTAAAATATGCGTATTGTGTTGGTTCTGCATCTTGACCATACCATTGATTTTGTTTTTGCCAGTTCAACGCTTCTTGTGTAGGCTGCGGAGCTGGTGCTTGTTGTTGTGGTGCTTGTTCTTGATATGGCACATACTGAGATTGCTGAGAACTTTGTTCTTGTTTTTGTTTCGCGATCCTAATTTTTTCTTTTTGTATTGATACCTCACTTTTTAAGCTATCAGCTTTTGACATGAGATCTGCGTCACCAGCAGCATGAGCTCTTTTATAAAGATCGTTTGCCTCTCTTTCTTTAGACTCAACTGCCTCTTCTTCTTTTTGCAAAATAGTTTGTTGCGCTTGTAAAGCATGCTGATAATATTGATTAACCTCGTTATTTTTTTGTTGTAACGCTGCCTCTAATTTATCAGCTCTTTCTTTTTCTGCACGGTTGCGCGCATTTAATTTATTTATACGTTTAGAAACACTTTTCGTATAATTTTCTAACTCGTCGCTGTTGTTTTCACTTCCAGCAGACGCTTCGTTTTCAGTAACTTCTACCTCGATTTCATCAACCTCTGGTTGTTGAATATCTTTTACTTCGTTTTCTGTACTCATAAGCTCACTATATCGTCTGGATTGAGAATGGTGGCTATAACCTCATCATCATTGATGATTCTTACCTCCGCACCATCTTCAAGTTTAAATCTAGAGCCAGAGTAGCGCCCTATTAAAACCCATTGTTTTTCTTCACACCAGTGTTTATCACCGTATCTACCTTTGTCGTTATAGCATAATGGTCCTTTTTTAACCACATAAGCAACAATACTTGCTAAAGCCTCACGATCTTTCGTGTCTTTTGTTAATACTATACCACCTTTCGTTTTTGCTTTTCCTGCATATGGTAGGACTAACATTCTCCAGCCTGTCGGTTGTGGCATACGCTCCAGTATTGAAGCGTCTAATTTTTCTGGATCTAATACTATGTCTGAAGGATCAACGTATGCTTCTGCTATTTTTTTAGCAACAGCGCTATTTTCTACTGGTTCTGTATTCATAAATCTTTACCTATATCACTTATCTCGTTTGCAATATAGTATAAAGCAGAAAGCTCTCCTTGCAAATATTTATAATGTTCAATATCTTTCAAGCCACCGGACATTAAAGTTTCTTGTATTTGGTTTTCTCTGCTTTCTATAAGTTTTTTAATTTTATCGATTAAGACTATTTCATCCATTTATGATTTTTTCTTTGGTCTACCTCTTTTTACTGGTGCCTTTTTTGCTGCTTTTTTTACTACAGCTTTTTTCTTTGCAGGCGCTTTTTTTACAACTGGCTTTTCTTCTACTACTACTTCTTCTTCTACTGGAAGACCCTTTTCAATCCTAGCCATTTTTTTAGCTATTCTTCGCAGATTAGCTTGATGTTTTTTTTCTTCTTCGTCTTGTACAGCTTTCAGCTCCTCAGCTTCTTTAACTCTTTCAGCTTTTTTTTCTGCTTTGAGTAATTTTACTGCTTCTAATTTATATGATGTTGTCATAATAAGCCTCTTATTTTATTTTCTAATTCTAGCAATTTCAAATCAGCATTTTGTTTTAGTCTGTCAATTGCTACCTCGAGTTTATCATCTGCTATTTGTTTTTGCACATTCATACGGTCTTGTTGTAATTGTGCATCAATCATTTTTTCTTGCGATCTTTGATTTTGTTTTTGCATAAATTGTTCGTTTTCGATGTTTAATTCTTTATCTCTGAGATCTAATTCTTTCTTTCTAATATCTACTAATGGATCTCCTGTGTTGTTCATGCCAATAGATTGTAAGAAATCATTTGCTAGCTGTGCCATTACGCTCGAACTAAATTGCTCCATAATCATTTGTATTTGCATTTGTATTTGCTGTGCCTCTTGTGGTGATACTTGTTGCATTTGTCCTTGTATTTGTGCAATTTGTTGTTTTGTTTCTTCTGGCATTTGTTGTTCTGCTATTTGTGCTGCCAAAAACTGTAAATGTTGCATACAATGACTAATAATCAAACCTTGGATTTGTGGATTTTCTATCACAACTTTAGTTAGAAACAAACTTTTATGTGCCTCTAAATGCGCTTGGTGATTTTGTTCTGGGAACGCTAAAGCTGGTTGACCCATAAGTAAGCCAGCATTTTCTGAACCTGCATCTACTGGTTTAGGGGTCATATCCGGTGGAGGTTGTAATAAAGCGTCTACATTATCTACTCCTAAAGCAGCATACATTCTTCTATACGCCTCATATATACCCATTGGGCCATGTATCTCGGGATTAGATTGCACCATGGTGAGTAACTCTTGCGCTAAGGTTACTCTCTGACTTTGTGAAAAAATATTAGGATCTGAAACAGGTATAATATCTACTCTGTCATCGAAATCTTGTTGTTTAATTTCTCCAGGACCCGTGCCTATTTGATATGTGTAAACAGGTGGTAATGACTCACCAAACACTTTTGACATTAAACCAAACTCTAATTTTTGCGAGTGATGTAACCTTTTATGTATGGCACTCATTACTTTAGTGCCTCGTTCTAACAGTGCTACTGTTGTGCCAACAGGCATCGCTTGATTCATATCTCCTATATTCATATCCGCAATGGCTGCGAATCTTTTACCAGAATCTACTAAAAGACCTAAGAGCTGCATAAGCACACTACTAGGCTCTTTGATTGGTAGAGGGATTAAGTTTTCGCGCAAAGAGCCGCCCGTAGTGTCTATATCTCTAAACTCACCTGGTTGTAACGGATCATCTTCATCTCTTATTCGCATACCTCTAGCTTTAAAACCAGCTGGTAAATTAGCCAGAGTTCCTGCATCAATTAGCTGTCTTAATATTGATGTTGAGGCTTTTGATAAACCTCCAATCATGTGTGATAAACCTAAACCATAAAACCCTAAACCTGGCATAAATTTGTATTGAACAAAATAGTTAATTTTATTTTTTAACAAATCATTCTGTAGATAATTTCTTCTAATGGATAAAACTTTTTCAGAATCTTCTTCTATAGTAATTATGTAAGGTAACTTCAAACCAGTAGGATTTCCCTCTTGGTCTACATCCTCAAACCCCTCTATATCTAAAACGGTATGAACCTCATAAACTGTTCTGTTTCTGTTTTCTTTATAAGAAGGTGATATACCTTGTATTTCATCTATGGCTTCTTCTACATCTGAAAGATCATCTGAATAACTTTCAGAACCTATGTCGACATTTGCGTAAAAACCAGATATTTGTTGTTTTTTAATTTCGTTAGCAGACATACTAATTGAATGTGTGATTCTTTCAGCAGAGCTAATATCAGCAGCTTCATAAGGCACTATAAGATCTTCTGGTGGTATAAATTTAGAAACAGCTCTGTTGAGAACAAAATCGAAATAAACTTTTTTGAATGTTGAACCAGCTAAGGGTAGATAAAATAACATTTGATCTAGCTCTGGAGTGTACTCTTCCATTACATTCATAATGTAATAGTTCATAAACTCTTTTACTCTTTCTGCCTGGTTTTCTGTTTCTACAGTACGAGCGCCTATGATCTCTGTTTTGACTGGACCTTTAGCTGGTAGCATTTCTTTGTATGCTTGTGCTTGAAACTGTGTAACAGCCTCTGCTAATATCGGATGCACAACTCCAGATGATCCCTCAAAAGGCTGTGATCTCATATCATCAAACTTCATGCCTAAATATTTAAGACCATCTGTGTATGTTTTTTCCCACTCCGATCTAGATTGTTTGTCACTTTTGATTGAGCTTAATAAATCACTAGATATGTTCTGTAATATGTCATCACTTAAAAAATCAACTAAGTTAGAATTAAAATCCATGACTGGAGCTTGAGATTGTTGTATTTCTTCATCAATCAAAATATTTTCGTTTTGCACAAGGATTTCAGCTGCTTCTTTTATTTGATCTTCTCTGGTTGTGTCTAATGGTATTTCTACGGCAGAGCTTTGCACCTTTATGTTAGGGTCGTTCTCTGTGCCTAGTTGTTTTTCTATAGCCATAATATCTAGTGTATCATTCTTGACAAATATTCTGTATCAAAGTCTTAATAGTATATTGTCCTGTTCTTTTTTAGTAAACGCACTTCATCTTGGTAGTCTTCATGCAATGAAACAAAGCCACCTTGTCTGAAACGCATCAAAGCCATTGTAGCACTATCGCAATAGTCATCATAATCCCCAAATGGGAATGAAGCCATTTCTTCTATTACCTCTTCGGCAAAATCATGCTCTGGTGCCCACACCATACCCGATTCAAACATAGGAGCAACACTGTTCATTCGAGCTATTTTGTCTTGTCCTCTGCTTGGTGTATATGATGTAACAGGTATTCCCATACGTCGTAATTCATGGGTTAATGGTGTCCCAGAGGCTTTTGCCTCTATTAACACGCAGTCTGGCTCCCAATATCTATATTCTTCTAAAGCCATTCTTTTTAGTTCTGGAAAATCACAACGTACTCTTTTAGCATCTAATAAAATTATTTCATCTGCATCTTCATCTCTGTTAAATATTGCCCAAGTTGTAATCGCAGAATAGTCAGCCGTTTCTTTTTTAGAAAAAGCAGTATCGTAACTTTGTATCACATAAGAGTAATCTGGTATATCTGGGTTTTCCCATCTATTCCACCACTCTCTTTTTACAATAGACCCTTCTTCTGCTGTTGGATTTTGCATCCACTGACTGTTCCATTTCGATATAGGTAGGGATGCTTTTACACCTAAGAGCTCCTCTTTTTTCCAAAACTCTGGCCACAAAGGATCCTCAGAATCTGGCATTATTGCAGGAAACTCAACTACCTCCCATTGATCGGCATGATCGTCACCTTGTTTATTTAAAACTTTCCCTACTAAGTCTTTCGTGCTCCATCTTGTCATTACTATCACGATAATACCTCCGGGCTGTAATCGCTGTCTTGGTCCAGAAGTGTACCATTCATATGCAGACTCAAGAGCTTTTGGCGACATTGCGTCTTGTTCTGAGTGTGGATCATCTATAACCAATAGATCGGCACCACGACCTGTGATTGCACCACCGACACCAGCTGCAAAGAACTCACCTTCTTGATTACTTGTCCAACGTCCAGCTGACTTGTTATCAGCTTGTAATTGTAATTCTGGGAACACATGTTGATATTCCTCACTATCTATTATGTTTCTTACTTTTCGACCAAAACGCACTGCTAGTTCTGCTGTGTGCGTGGTTTGTATAATTTTTAGATCACCTCTTCGACCCATCATCCAAGCAGGGAAAAAAGTAGAAGCAAACTCTGATTTAGAGTGTCTAGGTGGTAAACAAACTATTAGTCTTTTCAAAGTTCCATCTGCTATGCGATTAAACTTATCAGCAATAATTTTGTGATGTCTTCCCTCTACAAATTCTGGCCACATGTGTTTTACAAATGACATAAAATCAGCTTGGCATGAATCTTGTTTCTCTAATTGATCGTATCTGTTAATTAAAGCCATGGCTTCGGCTTTATCTTGCTCTGAAAGTATGTCGAAATCTTTGTAGGAAATATCGCTCATAATCGAGTTGGGTGACTAGGTAGTGACGTAAAAAACCACCCAACTCTAAGCATCAAATGATGCCTAGTAGTAGTATTACACATACTTAAATATCCTGCCATGGTGGTTACTCTGTTTCTAGCACAGATTTTTGCAACTCTAAACTTCTTCTACCGACTTGTCCAAACCATTTACTGTCTTCCATTTCAACAGCCATTTTTTTCCAGTCGTGTGCTCTACATGCTTCTAACATGTTACGAAACTTAGATAGTCTAGTACCGCCTAAATTAAAACACATGTTGACAAGCACATGCTGTATATTTTCTGGTAAGTTATAAAAATCATCTTCTGTGCCAAATACATGTATAGCCTCTGCTAAGTGTTTGGCAAAATCATCTTCGTAATACATATCTACGACCTTTTGACTTACAGGAGTGCCTATTTCCCAATCATATTCTGGATCGCTCGGTTGACAAAGGTGCCCAACACCTAATGTTTTAAGACCAAGGCTATCTTCATATATTTTTAAAACCTCGCCTTCGTGTCTTTTAATTTCTGCTTTGCATTTTTCGATATTCATATATTATCCCCAAACTTTTGTTTTAGTTCCGCCGTCGTAGTCGACCGCTAAATTTTCTGCTTTCAATAAATCTGCTACATTACCTTTTTCACAAAAAATATCGCCTAAAACTCTACCATATTTATCTGTGCCGTATGATCTTAAAGTTATATCTCCAACTAACCACTCTTTTAGTTTTGCTTTTGCTAGTAAACCTAACTCTTTCTCCTTTGCTCTTTCTGGGTATCTTTTTATATTAATGCGTGATTCTGGAGTATCGATCCCAGAGATCCTTACAGCTTTGTTGTGTAATTGTACTGAAAAACCTAAATCTATGGTTTCTAATCTTATCGTGTCTCCGTCTGTTACGGATTTAAGTTTGCACTTGTATACAAATGCCTCTGGTGAACTACTCATTTTTTTCTCCTTCATTTGTTGTCACTTTTCTATAATAAACGACAACCTCTTTTAATTCTTTTATGTACCTTTTGAGTTCTTGCATGTTATACGCCATAAGCTCATAATCTGGCACTGACATGGCTACAAATACAACATTTCCATGTTCTTTTTCTACGCGCTCTAAAAATTCATCTAAATTTTTTTCAGATACAACATACCAATACGGCTCTTTTAGGTCCACAGCCCTAGGCATGATTGGTTGAACGATTTTACGTTCTATAGGTTTGGTTACTATTTCTACTTCTTTACTCGGTAGTAGGCTGCAACTGCAAACCATTATCGAGATCGTCAATACCAATAGTGTCTTTTTCAATGCTATCGAATACATCTTTTGTTCCATTGTTTACACGGGTTTCAATCAATCCAGGTTTAGCAATAGCTAATTTAGAAAGATTGTGTCTTTTAAATATATCAAGATACCTTACCATCTCTGCTTCGATTTCTTGATTTTTTTCTTGTAGTTTTAATAACGAGCTTGTCTGTAATTCAAAGTCATTTTGTAAATTTTCTATCACAGCTTTTTGTTCAGCATCTCTTAATTCAAACGCATCGTTTAAAGCCGATAAGTTACTATTTTGCCAATATAGAAAACTACATAACAAAACTAGAACACCTATGACGCCAAATAATATCTTACTCATCAATTGTCCATATTTTTAAAGGATCTTTTTTTCCTTTAACTTTAATTGGTTTTAATGACTTTAACATAAGTTTGCAATTTTTTGCAGTTTCTTGCCCAATTAAAATATCTACTCCCACTTCTTTAGTTGCACTTTCTAATCGTGCTGCTGTATTTACAGCATCACCTATGGCAGTATAATCGAAGCGTGAATCACTACCCATATTACCTACAACAGCTTGCCCAGAATTTAAACCTATACCAATTTCAATACCTAACTTTGCTGCTTTCATGTCGTGTTTTATTTGAAGTGCTGTTTTTATAGCTAATTTTTCATGGTTTTCTTGATCTAGCGGAGCGTTAAATATTGCCATCATTGCATCACCAATATATTTATCTACCATACCACCATATTTTTGCACAGCGTTAGCTTGTATTGTTAGTGCTTCATTCATAATTTTAGTAACTTCTTTTGGTGGTAACGCCTCTGATAAAGAGGTAAAACCACGCACATCAGTAAACAAATATGTGCAATATCTTTTTTCTCCACCAAGTTTTAAAAGTTCGGGATTATCTTGTAATCTTTTAACTTGTCTAGGATCGAGGTAGTGCTCAAATTGTTTTTTGATTTCTTGGCGTAATTTGTACTGTTCTCGAAAGCGCATATAGAAAACTACGCCACTCATAACCATTTCTGATACAAAAGTCCAAGAAAAATCTAATAAAATGCCGTTTTTAATGCTAAAAACGCCTAAGACGCCCGTAGAGGCAACAAAAATTGATCCGAAGACCAAACCCTTAGTCATGTTGAAATATGAGAGCACAAATGAAATGGTGAGGACAAAAATAGTGAAAATCATAATTTCTGCTGCGATAGCCCAATCTGGTATGTAAGGAGAGTTTTCTATTAATATAGATTCTGCTAAAGCTGCTTGAATTTTGTGTGGTTCTAATAAACCAACCGGTGTTGCAACTTGTGGCATAATACCTGCGGCATCAACTCCAACAAAAACATATTTGCCGTTTACATCCATTTCTTCTAATGAAGTTTCTGGTGTGTTAACCCAAGACACCCACTTTCTGCCCAACCGATCTACGTCTACTGGTGGCAACCCTTGCACAGTAATTTGTTGGATTCCGTTTCCATCACCTTTAATGATGTAAGTTTGTGCACCAGCTAACATTTTTAGAACCTCTGTTCCAAAACTAGGTACAAAACCATTTGGTGTTTCATAAAGCAGGGGTATTCTGCGTACTAAATTATCCACCTCTGTAGGAGCCGAAGAAATACCTTGAGGAAAATTTGTGAATAACTTGGTATTCTCTACGACTCCAGAGGCAAAAATACCGGATATGTTTTCGCCTAGTAAAACAGTACCTGTGGTATTAGGATATTCACCATTGTTATATTCAAATATAGATAACACAGATGGTCCATAACTTAGTGCCTCAGCAAATATTTCATCGCCACCAAATCTATCGGGTTGTGGAAAACTTATAACCCAGCCTACGCCCAATGCTCCTTCATTAAGAAGATCCACATGTATCTGAGCTAAACGAGCTCTAGGTATGGGCCATCCACCCTCTTTTTCTATATCTTCCTCGCTTATGCTTAACACAACGAAGTTACCGCTTGGTTCTTGTTTTTCTACAAAAGCGTCAAAAGTTTGCAGTTTGAGGATCTGTAAGGGATATAACTGAAACAACAGTGGTAACAGTAGTATTATAAATGTGGTGAATATTACTTTTTTCACTAAGAACCTTGTCTAATTGTTATGCTAGAGTTTCCGGTTCCATTTATTTGCACTACCTTTGATACACCATCTTGTATGAAAATGACTGTGTAAGATTCATCACCATCAAGCACAACTTGTGCACTTTGATTAACATTACGAATTAGTTTCACTTGACTACCTTGTATTAGAGTTGTGATCTGTGTGTCTCTGTCTTGACCTATTTCGGTTCCAGTAATATTAATACCAGCAACAAAATTAGTTAGTTGATCTTCCTCTTCTTTTACATCTAGTTCAGATATATCGTCTAACAAATCTTCGAGAAAATCAACGTCTAACAAATCTATATCTAATTCTGTAAACTGAAAATCTGGGTCTTCTTCTAAAAAATCTTCTGCCAACAAATCTACATCTAAATCGTTAAAATCAAGGTAGTCTGCATTTTGGGTGCGTTGTACTTCTTCTTCGGATATTTCTTCTTTTGGCGGTGATATTATCAAAAGGTTATCAATAAATTCTAAAGATATATCAAGAGTTACGGGTTCGGTGGGTGTGTTTTCATAGACAGTCGTTGTAGTAGCTTGGTAAGGTTTGTCTAACACTACTTGACCAGCAGCTGTGGTAACTAATATTTCACCACTAGCATCACCAAATTCATCTGGTAAAAGTATTATTAAACTTCGTCCTGTTTCATCTACAGTCGCCGTGAAATCGGTCCCTCTTACAAAAATTTGGGAAGTCGGCGTTGATAAGGTTATGTTTTTTTTATTGAGTTTATTAACATTTCCCGAGATAAAACGTATGGTGCCACTAGCAAATGACAAAGCCATTTCTGAATTATCGGGATTAGGATCGTAAATGTATTTATCTATAACCAGCTGTGAATGTTCTGTTAACTTAACTGTAGAATCATCAAGAAAAGTTATAGCTACACGACCCGCGCGTGTTTGAACCTCGTCGTTTGAGGCTATATCAAAATCTATTACTGCTGGATATGTTTCGTCTCTAACTACACGTCCGTAGCCATTGAGCTCTGTAATATCTCCAATACTAACAGCTGGTTGCTGTGCCGCCGTCATTTTGAACGACGCAAAGTGAAGAATTAGAAGCGTTAGTAGTAATTTTAAGCCAGTCACGAGCTAAAGTAGATGCTTGGGTTATATCCAGAGTATTATTGCTACCGTCTAAATCGAGGTAGAAATAGCCAGCGTCACTAGAGCTTGCGCCGTAGCCACTGCCCGAAAAATTTACGGTGTTTGTAGAACCATTTATGTCCATATAGTTAGTAGCGTACTCATAGTCGATCTCGAAATCTAGTTCATTTGAATCACCCAAAATTATCCAGTCGAGATCGAGGTAAGAGGCATCGTCGTCCTCACCAATTTTTATATCTGCTGTATTACTAGAACCGGTAACGTCAATGTTCAGATTCACATAATCTGTCGAAAGCAAACCTGTTGAGTTCATTAAGAGGTCCCACTCATTACTGTCGCCATCAAACTCGAAAAAACCTGTAAAGTTTCCGCCATCTATAGCGTCAGATCTAAAAATGTTGCTTGAACCGATTTGATTTATGTCCAAAGTCATTGTAGCTCCATCGAGATCCAAGGCTGTTAGATTACCAGATACAGAAGATGTCCCACCAATTAGGTTGTCAGAACCTAGCTGTTCTAGATCTATTGCGGCGTTCGAGCCGCTTTGCTCAACAAAAATTTCATTGTCAGCTAGTAAGGTAGCCGAGAATAAAATCACAAATAAATATCTCATTCGTTCTCCTTAAAAGTCCAAAACCCTTTTTCACTACCCTGGTTTATTATGTCAACGATACCAATTTCTATAGCACTTTGCAAAGCGATGGACTTACTTTCGTTCATGGCATTGCCAGATTCATATTCTACTAACTCAAGACCATCTGCAATATATCTAAAAACATCTTTAGAAACACCTACAGATAATATTGTTTTAGTGGTTAAGTTTTCTAATAAAATTTCTCCTGTGCTTACTGACACTATTCTTATAGAAACGAGAACAGTATCTTCTCTGTATTGTTTGCTTGCGCCTATGCCTAGGTATCTAGCGCCAATACCACCTGTCAATAAATTCGTGTTGTAATCTACAATACCTCCCTCGATTATGATACCTGCAAAAAGTAAAGGTAGCTGATCTGTTTCGTCATCAAATTTTTCTCTAGTCGATCTAATAATTTGTCTTTCACGAGTGATGTGGTCCAGCCCACCTCGCTCAACCACTCTAAAAAAATTAGATTGTTTCAGAGCTCTTATAAGATAAGTTTCTGGTGCTTGGGTCATTGCCGTAGAAAAATTAGCATAGCCATCTACGCTTTTCCTTTGTCCTGTATAGTCAGAAAACTTATAGACCGCGACCACAGGCTTTTGCACTGGCTCGGGCACCTCTAATATTTCTTTTGTGATTGGCCTATTAATGAAAGCTGATTTAGAAAAACACTCAGCTTTACCTACAATGGTAACTAAATCTTTATAATCGTTGTCGGGGTTTGTTAGGCAGGGTGAAACGTATTTTGCATGCGTAGTGCAACTACTCACCAAAACCAAAGTCACCGATAGGAATAGTAATTTCAGTAGTGGTTTCATCTAGAGTATTATAAATTGTTAATGTTATGTTTGTTCCATCGGAAGTCCAAGTTATGATGTTATCGAATAAGGTAAAAGAACCAGAGGTTGCTGGGTTTTCACCAAATAATTGATCTACTAACTGTCTAGACAACTGAGCAAAAATACGCGATTCAAAATTCCGAATAAATCTAGCTAAAGTTGTATTTTCACTTTCTCGTTTAGCAGCTTCTTTTAAAGCAGCTATCTCTGCCTCAAGAGCCTCACGCCTGGTAAATTCTTGATTTTCAATAGTTAAATAATGTGCAGAGGTGCCGATACCGCTGAAAGAGGGGGATTTGAATTGAAATTTAATTTCATCTGCAAATATAAAAGGTATGAATAATAAGATATAACTAACTGTTATCTTCTTGAGAGGATTCTTTAATATTAACTTTTTCATTTTCTTTGAGTCTTACAACAGTATCGACTTTCTCTTTCAAGCGTATCATATCTTGGTCTAAGAGTCTAAGCTGATCTGTTAATCTAATTATTGTCGTTTTCATTTCAGATACAGCAGGATCTATAGTTTTTGTTATGGTTTGCCAGACAAAATAAACAAAATATCCTAAACCTATTACCATGACTGTTGGAAACCCAAATTTTTGTATGAAATCTACAATATCCATTAATCTCTCCTCGCATCTATTTTGCCATCCTCAACAAAATTTTCAGCTCGTGCTATGCGGTCAAGATCGGGTGGTATGTCTAAAGCACTACTTACTATGGTATCAATACGAATTATGTCATTGTTCATAATAGAGGCTCTAGTTATCAACATTTTAGTTATGCCTTGAACAGTTTTTATTTCTGTTACAAGTCCAGTCATAAGTTGTTTAATAATGATAAAAATAAAGTAGCCCATGATAAGACCACTTGCAATTGGCAAACCTAGATCACTAATCAAGCCAATGGCTTGGTCCATTAATCTTCGCCTTTAAATTTTTTGCTTTGCCCAGAAGTACCGGCATAGATACCGAACACCGCAGCCATAGCACCAACCACTATTGAAACTAAACCTGCTTGTTCTAGATTTGGTTCATTTAGATCCATAAACCATGTAACTACTTGATAGAGTAAAATAATATAAACACTAACGAAAATTCTTGGGAAAATTCTCCAAGCATCAACAGTTTTTGCTAAAAAAATCCATTTTTGATATGGGTTATCACCACTGTTATGTTGGTTTACATCTATATCTAGTTCGAGTTTTTTCTTAATTACAGGATCTTCGTTTTGAACTGTATTTTCTATATTTTTTTCTGAGTTCATAAAAGCGATCCTAAACCAACGACTACGACAATAAAGGGATATACGGCCCAAATCATACCCTCTAACTTATCGAACCGTTTGGACCCATCCTCTAATCTCTTTTCTATATTTTCATAGCGGATAGCGCACTCTCTTTCGTGTGCCGCTATTCTGCTCATCTCTTTATGAATATCTGACATTTACTTTTTAGATTTTTTTACTCTTACTTCTGTATATGCTTCATTGACATCTGGAGTCGACTTGTCATCACCTACATAATGTCCTTTTTCATTTCTTGCTCTGACTTTTTTTCTTTCTGTGCCAGTAACAAAGTCTACTACCTTTTTCCACCAACTCATTTTATTCTCCTGGTTTGTTTTTGGCTTTCATAATATTGAGAGCCAGTGCATCTATTAATTTATAAAGTTTGCCAATCCACACATCATCTTTCGGTGTAGGTGTGATTGCGGCTATGATGCTACTTACAGTAACAACTGCTGTAACAACACTGATTATATCTACGATAAATTCCATCATTCCTCCTGGTTTGCGTCTTCTAGACTATCGACGTTTTCCTCAACTGAATCTGAAAAATTTTTAATTTTTTCAACTACAGCTTTTCTAATTGAAGCGATTACTTCTAGCTCGCTTCCTTGCCATGCGCCTCTTCTCGATCCTGCATCGATTAAAGCAAGCATGTTTAAATATAGTTTGTTTTCTTCCATGCGTTTCACTACCTCCTGTATTTAATTTACACCCTTTGGCTCTACATTTGGAACTATATCCCAACAGTTAAGATTAGAAGCTATTGTTCTTCTTTCTCCTTTTCCTTTGAATGGATAAACCATATGTTGTAGCCAAGAAGGAAACACTAATAGTTTACCTACTTTTGGCGTCATTACAAATGATTGCGGTGGTCTAAGTCTTTCAGTATCTAAAACCGAGTTCATGCCATATTGAAATGCAATGCAGCCATCTGAGTGTCCAGACTCATTGTATAAAGAATAAGTTGGGGTATTGGCGTTAGCTTTTTCTCCGATCTGTTTTGGTACTTTAGTCCAGGCAGTAGTTGATATTCCCATTATTGTTTTAGTGCCGTGGTCATGTATAGGATTGTAGTCGCCATCGTAACTATGCACTGACCAGGTTTCGTCTATCATTACTTGTTTTGAATTTTGTAGTTTCATGCCAGCACCAGAACTAGCAAAGTGATTTATGTATTCAGCACCTAAATTGCATATAAAATGATTATACTCGAGCATCCTTTCGTCGTTGTGATCTAACAACAATTGCTCTCCCTTGTGTATTTGGCCAACCAATGAATGTTTTAAAGATTGTTTATCTTTCTTTTCTTTATACTCGTCCATGTAATCGTTCACTGAATCTATCATGCTTTGAGGCATGGTTGTTTCTAGCACGAATACAGATGGCATAACGTGCATCTCGTATTTTTGCACTGACATTAATTAACTAGGGACACTAAACGAATTATCTGGTGCGCTATCAGCTGGTGGATTAGTTATAACACTATCTACTTGACTAGCAAACACTTCATCCCATTGTGACACTGGACATATTGCCACCAAGTTAGCGTTACTCCAACTACCTTTAGCTTTTAATGTGAAATTTGCATTACCAGCATCATCTTGTTGAGGTACAGTCACACTAAAAGTATGAGTGTAGTAAGTAGAGTCGCCCTCACTATCGTTTTCATATTTCATTTCTATGTCCCACTTGTCTACTTTACTAGATGAGTTGACATAGGGCACACATTTTACAATTGCTTTACTAACTGCCATTTATTTCTCCTTTTCTAAGTTTTCGATTCTTGCGATCAATTCATTATAACCATCAAGATCCGGTAAATTTTTAGGACTATGTGAATCCTTTTTTAATTCCTCTATTTGTTCTGATAGCTCTTTTACAGCATTAATTAAGGGCGTAATGAACATCTCTCTTGAAAGACGTTGCATACCGTCATTATCTACAGACCAACCTGCAAAGGTATCAACACCTTCTTTATCTAATGCCTCCTTGACCTCTTGTGCGATCATACCGTGCATTACTGCTTCAAGATTCATGTTATTTTCTTCACTGTATTCATTCCATTCTTTAGGAAATTCATTGCTCGGTTTCCATTGGAAAGTTACAGGTCGCAAATTGTTAATAAAAGATAAACCTAAATTATCGTCATTTATATTTCTTTTCTTTCTAATATCTGAACTTCTTGACCAATCTGCATCAGCATCAAAATTATTAGTAACTATGTTACTGGCTTTACCAAAAGAAAAATCGTTACTACCTGTTGCACTTATACCAGAGCCAAGTGTTATAGAATTTCCTAAAGACGCAGCAACATTTACGTCATGTCCTATTGCAACATTATCACTACCATCTTGTAAAGAGCTTCCTGCTTCATCTCCTAACAGTGTGTTTCTGCCTCCTGTAGTAAGTGCTATACCTGCTCCCCTACCAAGAATTGAATTTTCACCACCAGTAGACACAGCTTTACCTGCTTGATGTCCAACTATGGTGTTAGAAGAGCCTGTAGTTACAACTAATCCTGCTTCTGCACCTAAAAAGACACTAGAGCTTCCTGTAGTTATTGCGTTACCGGCTAAATAGCCTACTGCTGTATTCCAACCGGATGTGTTAGCGTTTAAAGCACCACGGCCTACTGCTGTAATTCCAGATACTGCTGCTGCTGACGCTGCTTGATAACCTACTGCTACGTTGTTATCTCTTGTTGTTGGTCCATCTAAAGCTCCATAACCTACAGCTACGTTAGCTTCTCCCGAAATATTTTCTTCTAAGGCTTGATAACCTATAGCTACATTACCACTTGCTGTTGTATTTTTTTGTAGAGCTTCTTGACCTATTGCTACATTTAAAGCACCTGTAGTGTTTTCTTGTAAAGCTATATAACCTACTGCTGTGTTTCCATCTGAGGTTGTAGTTTTTTCTCCTGTTTGTCTACCTATAAAAGTATTAAAGTCTCCTGTGGTTATATCATTTCCAGATTTATGACCAAGTAGTGAGTTACTAGCGCCTGTAGTAACCGCTTCTCCTGCAAGTCCACCTACAACTACGTTCTGATTACCTGTGGTGGCAGCAAATAAAGCATTTAAACCTACAGCTACGTTATATCCATCTTCATTAGTAGATGGGTTATATGTGCTTAAAGCACTAGAACCAATAGCTACGTTTCTGTCGCCGACTGTATTTGATCCTAGAGCATCATTACCGATTGCTACGTTTAAGTCACCTGTAGTTATAGCGTCTGCTGCGTGATACCCCATTGCTGTATTGTTATCTGCTGTAGTTGCATTTACTAAAACATTTTTACCAACAGCTGTGTTTTGCGCTCCAGTGGTATTAGTGAATAAGGTTTGATAGCCAACTGCCGTGTTGTCATTCGCTGTAGTATTGTTTGCTAATGATGCTTGACCAAAAGAAGTATTTTGAGACCCTGTAGTGTTATCCGTTAAAGTGTTGTAACCAAAAGCACAGTTATCATTTGCTGTCGTATTAGCATCTAAGGCAAAAGTCCCCACAGAGGTGTTTCTGGTGCCAGTAGTATTTACTAATAACGCACTTCTTCCTACTGCTACGTTGTTAGAGGCTGTTGTATTTGCTGATAGAGCGTCTTTACCTACTGCCGTATTTGAATTTCCAGAAGTGTTAGCATCTAAGGCAAAATTACCTACAGCTACGTTACGTTCTCCTGTAACATTGTAAAGTGCGTCTCTACCTATGGCTGTGTTATCACTTACTCCTGTACCAGAATTTAGCATAGCCCTATAACCCAAAGCTGTATTAGCGTCTCCTGTAGTTAATGAACTTAAAGAAGTGTCTCCCAAAGCAGTATTTTGCGAACCAGTTGTAAGAACATCTAAGGCCTTACAACCAACAGCTGTGTTATTGTCACCAGATGTTAGGTCATCAAAGACTTCAAAACCTAAACCTGTGTTGTTACTTGCAGCATCTAATGTCCCTGTACCCGCATCATTGCTGATTAATATACTTTGTGAAAAATTAGTTATGTTTGAGGATATGCCGACACCATTGATTGTTCCAGTAAATGTAGCATTACCCGAAGTATCAATTCTCATTTTTTCAGTGCTATTAATTCCAAAAATTAATGCACCAGATTGTCTAGTTAGTAAGAAACAGTCAGCATCTACTTGAACTAACTCTGTAGCACCTGTTGTGCCGTCTGTATCTTCTAGTCTTAAAGTCGCTGCACCTGCTCTGCTTATTTCTAAACCAGAACCAGATGTGAAAGAAGGACTACTTGTCCCCAGACCTAAGTCTCCATCATTCATAAGGCGCATATGCTCAGAATTATTGGTGCCGAAAATCAAATCTGAGTTTTCTGCGTTAAAAACTAAAGCGTCGCCTGTAGTATCTCCTGCAATACCGACAAAAAACTTGTCTGTATTATGGTCATTAGCAAATGCTATATTTGAACCTACGCCCGATCCAGAACCATGTATATCCATCAAAGTGTTACCACCTGTAAAACTTGTTTGGCCTATTGCTACACCACCGCCGAAAGATGCTTTGTTGTTGAAGGCAGCTGCACCTGCATCTGACATATCGAGGGTAAGAGCAGTTATACCAGAACCACCATCATCACCTTTAAAAATTATGTCTTTGTCTTGAACTTTTGCTTCTATAACGAAATCGGAAGATGAGTTGCCTAAATCACCTATTGCAGTGCCACCGTCTTTGAAAGTTACATTTCCACCATCTGCATCAAGAATAATATCTCCTGCAACATCTATCGTAAGATCACCGCTTGATAAATCTATTTCTGTGCCATCAATTGTTATGTTGTCTATAGCCACACCTGCATTAGCGGTAAGCACACCACCTACAGCTAAGGTGCTTGCCATATCTACAGCACCATCAATATCTACGACATCTAAATTAGCTGTGCCGTCTACGTCAAGATCTCCATTGAAGTCTGCGTTGCCTGTTAGTGTTAGTGCTCCACCTATTGAAACATCATCTGTGACTGTTAGATCGTCTTCTACTTTTAAATCTACGACGTTTAGACTAGCAAAAGCATCTGCAACGGCAGCGCCAGATCCTGCGCCATCTAAATAAACTGCCTTAACATCACCGGCGGGTATAGTGACGTTAGCTCCTGTGCCTTGTGAAATTATTATGTTTTGCGATCCGCTGGTGCCATTTTCAATAAAGTGCATCCTACTCATGGTGTTAGGACCAATCGTGATAGTACATGCAGAGTCAAGTGTGCCTGTGTATTTTAGATAAATAGCACGACCTGGGTCTGTGGACCCATCTGCAACTGTTGTTGTGTGTGTGTCTGCGTTAGTGGTAATCGCCTCTGTGCCAAAGCCGAGCGCCTCACCAATTAATTCTAAGTTTGTGTTAGTTTCTGTTCCCCAAGTACCACTTGATTCACCGGTGCCTATCTCTTTAAGTCTTAAATCATTTACATAACTAGCCATATTTAAGTTACCTCATATTATGCTACGTCTCTACCTGCATCTATTGTAGTATAGTTTGGACTTTGGGTTGTTGCAATGTCTGAATAGCTAGGCGTCTGTGTGGTGCTTATCTCACCGTAGCTTGGAGTTTGATCTGTGTCTATCTCACCATAAACCAAAATAAAGCCTGGACTAGCTGTTAGGGTTATACCATTAATACTAACAATAGCACCTGCATCTGTAGAAACTGAACCTAAACTTGGTGTTATATCGAAACCAGATAAATTTACGACATCGTTGTGGTGCACTGTTATAGAACCTAACGTAGAGCTCATGCCGACGCCACTAACTGTAATATTAGCCTCAGCGTCTACGCTCGGAGCACCTAAACCAGCAGTTACCGCTTGTCCTGTGACAGATAACACTGCACCAGCTACGACGCTTGGCGCACCTAGACCGGCAGTAACTGCTTGACTTGCTGGTATGACATTAGCTTTAGCAACGACGGTAACACTACCAAGCCCGGATGTGATTGATCCTACTGTGGAGAGCTCTACTGGTAAAGCTGTACCCCATGCGCCTTGTCCCCAGGTGCCTCGTCCCCAGCCGTTGATATTAGCCATTACATGCTATCGCGAACTTCGACAAGCAAAGTTTTGACGTTGTTAAGTTCTTCTCTGACAGGATCTGTCATAAAATCTAAACTTAACATAGAGTCTATTTTCGCTATGGCCGCTATTATTTTTTCTTTATTGGTCATAGCAAGATTATAACTGAAACTCTAGATAATTCTAATCGTGAAGCCCTTGAAACTTTCGTTTCAAGATTCTATGTACCTTGTGATAAGGAAAGTCCTCATAACCTGGGTGCGAGTTTTGAATCTGTGTAGCTATCTTTCTAGCACCCAAACCTTTTTCTCGTAAAGCCCAAATATGTTTCAGTACCTCTTGTTCTTCTGGTATAGGTATTAATTTGGTTCTACGCCTGCTACCAGTATCGTCGTACTCTTTTTTGTAACCAAAGGGTGTTTGGCCGCCGATTGAGTAGCCTTTCTCGGCATGGACCAGTTTGCCGCCATTCAGCCTAGACATAATCATTTCTCTCTCGATCTCAGCAAACTGCGCCATATTAGTCAACAGATTTTGGTTCGCAAGCCTAGTCATATCCATTTTAGCCTCAAGACCAGTCTTAGCTTTCTCTTTAGGTAAGACTACTGGTATATCGGCAAACATATCGCAAAAGAACAAGGTGATGCCCGACTCTTCTAAAGTTGGGACCATATTAACCATTTCTAAAAAAGACCTTGCGAGTCTATCTAGTTTGGTCGCTACTATCACGTCGTTTGCGTCCATGGTGTCAGTCAGCTCTCTGGAGCCTGGTCGCTCTAATAATGGCTTCATGCCACTAATGCCAGCGTCGGTAAAGAACTTGTCAACTTTCCTACCGCCGTATTTATTAGCGACAAACTCCTCAATCGATCTTTTTTGCTCCTCTAGTGAAGAGCCGTCCTTAACCTGCTGCTCAGATGATACTCTGATATAGCCGTAAATATTATTCACTTGTTTTCTTGGTTCAATCATGCTGCGTACTCCTCAAAAGAATCCGAAGCAGTAATTTGATCCCACTCTGGTCGTGAGATCTTGGTAAACTGCTTCCTTCCTGATAATTTAAGCCAAACCCATTTGTGGCCTATACTTCTAACTTCCATTACAACGCGGCCACATTTCCAGGCTCCCATTATCCAGTTATTAAAAACATATTTTTTATTCATAGCGTTCTCCTGGTAACTCCCACATATTCATACTCGTATTCGTCAAGATCGTATCGAGTCATTACTTCATCAATTACATGATTCTTAAATCCAAGCCTATACTTGATTACTTGGACCCAAGTCATAGCGCAATTGGTTGGTATGCCAGTTGCTAAGTGTGTAAAGTTCATAGCTGTCATAATTTCTCCTTATTATTTTTCTGGAAATAGTCTTTCTCTTAGTGCGTCGTTTTCTGTAAAAAATATCATGCCACTTTCCAAGTAGGTCCAATCAGTTTTGAACATACTGTTAAGCTCTAAATAAACTTTTTTAATAGAATCTATTTCTGCTAATATTTCGTTTTCAGATATTGAAAACTTTTTCATATACGTTTCTAAGTCCACAAGTTTTTGTTGCTTCTTAGCTTCTCTAATGAAACCAACCTTTTCAAGTATGGTCTTTATTTCTTTTGTCATAACTTCTCCTTTTTGTTATTCACGATACAATAGTAACAGATTAATAAATATTTGCAACTATTTGTAACTTATAGTATTCTTACGAAAAATTGTTATACAATATGCAATAAATAAAAAATGAGCGAAGATAAAGAAAAAAAAGTAGAGCTGCAAGAAGTGGCTCAACGCTTTCGTAAAATTTGTAATCGCATGATCGAAGATCTCGAAGATCATTTGCCATACGTTAACAATTTAATCGATAGGGATTTTCTTCTAAAAGAAATTGATGCCTTAAATGAACTGGTTGATAATTCTAATGAAGAAGCTGAAATATTAATAAAAGAATATTATAGGAGGAGAGATGAAGATAAATCTTGAGCACGGCCAACGCGTGAAGTTGTTGGGACATGCCATATTCGGATATTTTTATGGCTATAACGAAGAGGGTAAAGCAAGGTTCTTGGATGAAGAAACCAACCAGGTGACTTTTGTTGATGAAGAAGATTTGGAGGAAACTTATGAAAGAAACTACTAAACATATTTATGTACCTAGTTTTGAAGAGTGGTTCCATGTTAATTCGAGGGGTTATAGAGATAGGGGGGAAGAACCTTATGTCTTAGATAAAGCTAAAGAGGTTTATGATTCTTTAATAAATTCTGAATTTAGTTTCCCTTATTGGAATGACGAAGAAAAAAATAAATGCTAAAGATTATTCTTTTGCGGACGGTCTTTACACCGTTATGAAGTCTTTTATGCCCGAGGATTCAGTCGAACAACTAGAAAAACATTGGTTGCAAAATGTAAAACCACTGAAAATGTTGAAAGATATGAATCCCAGGCTTTTCGATCTTTTAATTCAAGATTTTGCTGACAGAAAGAAAGAAATTTTAGGCAAAGACACTAAGAGTTAAATATATCTATATCGTTTAGCGAAATAGGTTTTAGAACCGGTCCACCAAACGCAAAGCTAGGTAAGCCCTCTTCTAAGATTTTCTCTCTCATTTCTGGAGTTATGCGGATGGTGTTAACATTTAAGGTCTCTTCCATATTGTTTATAATTTCGTCAATATCCTTAAGTCCATACTTTTGATCGAAATTATCAAAATTTCGTTTTAAATAACCTACAGCATACGCTTCGCCATCTCTTGCATCTTGTAACATAGAACGCTCAGATTGTAAGGGTCCGTAAGTATCAAGCTCATCTAGTTTTGTTTTTTCAAACTTACCGCCGTATTTATTTGCTAACTTTTTCATGGCTGAAGGAATTTTCTTATCGTATAAGGTTTCATAAAACCTGCTGTACTGATCGGTATATCTTAATCCTATAGGCAACGAGCTTGATACGGAAATAGCATCATCACCTTTTCTAACAGCCTCATCTAATAACTGTTTTAGTGACATAACATACCAGTCGTCTTTGAAAGGATAGTTGGGTATTGGACCTTCATCAATGAGTGGCCTAATTGTGTCAACAAATTTATCAATTTTTTGTCTGTCGCCACCTAATTCAATTAAAAGTTTTTTGCCAACAGGCAGATTAGGATCTAGTGATTCGGTTGTTCTTTTGCCCGATATCTGATCGGAAGTTATCTTAAACATATCTTTTCTTTTAGTCGCGTCTGCATTAGCATACATACGAAAATTACCTAAACTAAAAAATCCGTCTATATCTCCTTCTCTAGGATATGCCAATCCGGGCTCCCCATCAGCAGCATGTCTTACAAAAGTAAAAGAAGTGCCATCGAGTATAGGATCTATTTCTTGTTTTATTTTATATAGCTCTGCATCTGACAACCTATAACCAACACTTGAACCTTTAGTATGCAAGTCAGATTGCAGTTCATCGACATGCAAGGTTTGTTTGCCGTCGGCTAGTTTTCGATTACGAACCAGTGCGTGAGCTATTTGATTGTCTTCGCTAAAATGGTCCACTACGTCGTGACGCACAGGAGCGTTATCCCAAGTAAACACAACTTCGCGGTAGTTATCTCCGCCAGGCAATGTTTCATCTATATAGGTTTTGTATCTAGCAGCTCCCTCTGAGGTATTTCGGAACCCAATATTTTCAAGTTCATTTTGTATTTGTATTTGCGCCTCCGCTCTACTCATTGGTGGATCTAATTTATTAGTTATGTCTTCACCATTACTGTAAATAAGATACCCCTCGGTATCATTACCGTAGGCAAAAATATTTTGTTCGGTTATCGCAGGATCACCTTTTGGTGTAATCATTTCAAAAGGATTTTTTCTATAGACATCTGCTGCATAGGCATCAATCAATTTATTGTATTCGTCAGAAGTAATATTGCCTTGTTTCACAAAGTCTTCTAATTCATCAATATCATTAAAAGGTATTCTGCGTGTGGTTGTTCTACCATTAACGTATCTTACAAATTCGTCTTGCGAGAAATCATCACGCATTTGTAATCTTTCTTTTTCCATTAAAACTTGTTCGTCTACTGCTGGCTTCCCAGAAATGGGATCACGTTCTGGCATGTTAACATCAAATTTCAAGAAAGTACCTTCGTCTCCATAAACAGCTTTACCAACCTTTACTTTATTAGCACTAACGCCCTCAAGCACCTCACTAATAGTTGCTTTCGGATTATTAGCTACAAACTCATCTACACCAAGATATTCCAACTCTTTGGGTTTGACGCCCTTGTTGGCATTTGCAGATAACCACTCAGTAATCTGTTTGCCTTTTAAATTTGGTGGTGCACTTTTGATTAGAGCCTCTAAAGATGGAGACAGAAAACCATCGTCATCTTTTGCGTATTTAAGTATCGTCTCTTTTGCTGATTCTTTTACAGCTTGTGATTCACTAAGACCAGCGATTCCTTTATCTTTTGTTTTTTTAGCAGCTTCCTCAGCGGCTGTTCTAGCTGCGGCCTTAACTGGTGCGCCTATAACAGCTCCTCCGGGTATTAAGTCTAAAAGACTAAGGCCTTGTCCTAGTCGATCTTTACGCTCCGCGGCTAAATCATAGGAAAAACCTGGTAAGAACTCGCCTATACCCCCTTGCTGATAAGGGTCCACCAAGCGTAAAAGTTTGCCAGACATTTTTCGAGCTTGATAGGGATCCTCTAAAGATGAAAGGAAGCCCCCCAGATAGTCATCACCAAAAGAACCTATACCTTGCAAGATATTAGCAAAGCCTTCTACTCTTTGTTCTGCACCAGTTGGCACATAGGGTACAATTTTTTGTCCTCCAGCATCAGCCTCATACTTATCTGCAATCATTTCATTTATCTTTTGCGGTTTATACCCCGCATCTAATAAATTTTGTACACCCTCTGGTGAAAAGTCTTGCTCGAATATATCAACATTTTTAGTTGGTGAATTTAATTCGACGTTTTGTGGAGATTTTTGTTCCATAGCTCATTATACTAACGAAAAGGCGGGCCCGTAAACCATGTAACGACCACATAACGGTCGCCTTGCGTCACAGGTTTAACTCTGTGCGACAAAAATGAGCTAAATAACACCACTTCACCAATCTTCGGACGCGTGCAACTTTCTTTTTCGCTGGAACGGAAGCAAATTTCGCCGCCTTCATATTCTTCATTGAGCAAAAGACTCATGCTGATCTTGCGTGTTGCAGCTGTACCCTCGGGTCCTATGTCTAAATGGTAGTCGTAACCATTAGAGGGAGCTTTGTAGTGAATTATCTGCGCTTTTTCTATGCCTTTGATGTCGTATTTGAAGTATTTGTTGGCTGAAAAAGCTATTTTATTAAGTATTTGATACAAACGTGTCTGTTTTTCATCGATGTAGTAGATCGTAGCATCCCGTATTTCTTTTTCTTCAACCTCACTACCCTTATCGTGCACTTGAGCAGACGTGCCCTTGGCGTCAACCAAATAATCTAAAAAAAGATCTACATCTGCCTGGCTGACAGACAGACCAGTTACGCCGTGGTTAGGTAGTATATCAGTCTTCGTCGGCATAATAATTTAAAGACAACTCTTCCCCTGGTTGAATTTTTTTTATGGTGTAAAGATTAAAGATCCTATAGTCGTCCCAATCCATCTTTTCAATTAAACAGCAGTTTGGGTCCTCGGTGTGGTTTACAAAACCACCGAGAGGTGTTCGCACATAGCCTTGAATTATTGGGATTTTAATGTGAGTCATACCTAAATCTTGGCCTGCTTCAATTTTTTCTTTTGCAAAAACACCAGACCCTTCAATATCACTTTCGCGGACTTCTAGGTTTTCGGGTAACGGCTTATAGTAAAACTTATTAAACTTATATGTCATTTTTTTTTATCGAAGTTTCTTTTAGGCGTCGTTTTTTTTCGTCAACCATAACTGTTGTTATCCAAACTAACCAGCCCATAAAAATGGTGAGCAGGAGTCCCGCAAAAAAAATAACACATTTATGCATGTTGTAAGAAGTTTCTCAAAATTTGCACAAAATTGCAAATTGTTTGCGATGAGTTTTTCACATGATTTAGTGTGGCAAACTCAGTAATATACACATATGTATGCGTCGCGTCATATATGGGGTGATACCCCAAAACCAAATATAGATCTAGGCAAAAAACCGGTTCTAAGGGACTCCAATTTGTCCCGCGTTACTGTTGTGCTCACAAGTTGCACATAGTTGCATAAAGGAATAACAGTTTGCATACGCTAAGACCCTTATAAATAAAGGCTTTGCGACTGCTCAATATTTTTTTTTGATTTTTTTTCGCCTACAGCGGGCGCCGGCCATTTTGAAGTTTATTTGACTATTTATCTTTAGGTGAGTAGCCAGAAGAATTAGCACCTAACAACTGTCCTAACCTTTCCTTGATTTGTTCTCTCGACATCTTCTCTAGGTTAGCGTTGATGTTAATGTTCTGCGATCTATTGATGGACAAACCAGCAAGTTGATTGAGTTCTTTGATAGCACTGACAGCAGCATTGAACTGCCCACTCTCGTATGCACTCTCCATAACTTTCCATAACATCGTGCCAGTCTTTTGTGGTGTGATGGCATACTTCTCGGCAAGCTCATCTTGTTTAATGCGAATGGCCTTAACCACGTTTGGATAATCCTTACCATTCAACAATTTGTTAGCGGACTGACTGGGAAACTCATAACCAGCTTTTCTGGCTGCTTCGGTCATACCGCAAGCACCTTCGGTGTAATGCCAAACAAAGCTCGCTTGCATCTCAGTTAAGTTGTGTTCTTGATCCTTATCAAACTGCAAGGGCGCATCGACTATGGGTTTCTTCTTTATTCTTTTTGGCATTTACCAATCCTCACAATTTTTACAAACATCTTGATGCATTACTTTATATTTTACCTGTGTTGTTCTATAAAAATCTAATCTGTATTCATTACCACACTCACTGCACTTTTTGGTTTTAGTTTTTTTCTGAAAAATCCTCTCGTACTCTCGATTGAAAACCTCAGAGTTGTATGGTCTTTTATTAGATCCTTTGCCTTGCCACTTGCTCATAATATTAAACAGGGTATAGAGGGTAGTGTATAACCATTTCTAAATACCCTATTTGTAACCCGTAAGAATACCATCTTATAACCACCAAATATTAATATCTTTATATATATATACACTATACACTATTAGTAGTCCAAAGCCCCATAAACAAAGGATTTCTGCATACCCTTTACTATACCCTTTACTGTACCCTTTCTTTATAAACCTTTGCATATATGTATTAATCATTATTAATTATTATATATATCATAAACCCAAGTATGCTCAAAGCAAGTAAGCCAAACAGTGTACCTAACACTCCAAGCACCAGATCAATCATTAAAACAGACCTCGTTGTTTATGCGCTGCTTCCACTCTGGCACAGGCTATCTCAAAGTATTCCTCGTCCACTTCTACACCCACAAACTTGTAGCCAGACATAACCGCCGCCTTACCTGTGCTTCCACTACCCATAAATGGATCAAGCACAACTCCACCTTTCGGTGTGACCAGGCGACACAAATAACGCATCAACTCCGTTGGCTTTACTGTTGGGTGAACGTTTTTACGCAAAGCAGAGTTGGCGCCAAATTTTCTAGCTGTTTCACTATTGCTTCTAATATTACCATCGGTGGTCTGCGCCTCCACAAAGTTTTCCAACCCCTCATCTCTATCTTGCTTACTTGCTTTCGCACAATAGAAATAGCGTGATTTATCACCGAATACATCTTGCACCACCTCAGATCCATCGTGCATGACATTGGCTGGAAATCTTCCTACAGCTGTAACTTCTATATCTTTAGGTTGCCAATTATCATCTCGAAATGTACCAGCCCCTTGTGGCTTGTTAGCTGACATACCCTTGTAAGTTCTTTCCTCATTACCAACCCTACATTCATCAATATTGATACCACCTACACCATGCTCTAACACATTCTTTGCCACGCTACCTTTAAATGGTTTCCTTGCCATAACAATAGGTTCATGTGCTGGTTTGAGTGCTGTACCCCAACCCTCCCATCTTTTTGCTTCAGGTGTTACAGCATCATTACTCAACTTATCAAAGGTAGTGTGTGTTCTGTTTTGAGTTCCATGATCAACATTTGATTTTGTATAGCCCATTCCTTCTATTTTGCCAACAACCCTTCTTTTTACCCCAGCATACTTATCTAAAGCCTTACCTATATTGTGCGACTTGGGAAAGCCACTACCATATAACCACATAAGTTGATCTCGTATCTCAAAGCCTGCGTCCTCAATCGGTATGGCACCTCGATGATAAGTGCGCGAGCCAAAGAATGATAGAAGATGTGCACCAGGCTTCAATACGTCATGGACTTGCGTCCAAATATCTGTTCCAGGTACATCGTAATCCCAAGCCTTACCCATAAACGATAGGCCATATGGCGGATCAGTAACGCAAGCGTCTATGTCTTTCAGCAAAGGTAAGACATCTTTACAATCAGCACAATACAATGTTGCGTCGCCTATTTTTTTTGTTTGTTTAATCATTCCAACTGCTATAACTTGAGGTGCTAGTGCTCTCTTCTTCCACAGGCGTGTAGTCTAAATCATAGATCTTTTTGCCATTAGACCTGCGAGGCTCGATGCCCCTTTCGTGTAAGACACGACTTGCTTCTTTGAAGTCTGGCATCCTCGGGGATTTAATCCCCAAATCTCGCAAGAGCTTAGTCATTTGCACAGGCTTGGTCTGTTCGCTGGTGAAGCTCACATGCTCCAAGATCAAATCCTCTACACTAGACTGTGTACGATACTGCTCATTGCTATCTTGCAAGAGCTCACGCTCATCTGGCGAGAGAAACCAATTCTTTTGTCCAGCCACATACATAGTCTCTTTGACCTGGGCCCAGAGCTGTTGCATGTTGACACCGTGATTGACATCTATATCTTTCACTGCGAGTACCCAGAATCTTCGATTGCCCGACGTGTCCGTCAAGAACTCGCGGGCATTGACACTAGCATAAAACGCCGTGCGGCGCTGATAGGTCGTAAAGGCGCGGTCGTAGGGCAGCCTCAGTTCATCCGTCTTCGACGTTACAAACGCTTTCAGCTGGTCAATGTCGGACTTCTTAAAGGTTGACTCGATCTCGCCTAACTCTACAATCCAATGACTAACCGCTCTCTTAACAGAGTCCTTGTCAGAAGGGTTAAGCGTTGCACCCTCTAAGAGCCAGCCCTTATTGTAATCACATAGGCGCTTGAACCATAAGGTCTTACCGAGCCCTTGAGCACCTTGCAGCACGAGTATGCCTTCGAGTTCAACGCCATTCTTTTCATAGGCAGCAGCCACACAAGAGATTAACCATTTCTTGAGTAACATCTCTTTCAGCTGCGCGGACTCCTCTGTAGTCAGCGAGGCAAAGAAAGCAGGCAGTCGATCCTGTCCGTCCCAAGGCTCACTGTCAATCCATTCTTTGACCGGGTTGTACTCACGCGCTAGGATCTTAAGATAATCGCGCACCTTGGTATGAGGTATGCCCATATTAATACAACGGTTCTCTACTTCAATCAGACTGGCCTCTTCATGCATGTCAGCAATAAAGGTTGTGTTTGGTATATCAATCTCCATCTTCTTCTTAATGACGTTGTAGCGCACATCGATGCTATGGGTTTGCATTACCCCCTTAATATTATCTTTGGTGTTCAAGAAGCGTCCGCTTGCACTACGATGGAAATCGTACTCCACCGGAACATCGACATTCTGTAAGACCACCTCACCTTCCAGGACTTCAACTTCGTTCTTATGGTCGTTGTAGTCGCCTTTTGTTTCGGGCATTTGTATCTCAGCATAGCCACCTTGTTTCTTAATGTAAGCCGCAGCTTTCTGTGCTTCCTTCTCTCCTGTTTTACTATCATCGTTATCTGCAACAAAAAT